CGCCCGATGCCCGCCGCTCCAATCTTGGCTTTGTGTTCTTCTGTAAGCTTACGTCCTAACAATCTTTTGGAATGCATGCTACTACACTCCTTCTTTATTGTTTCGTATAACCGACTATTGACGTATCTACTTTGATATTTTCTAGCCCTTTTCATTCCTGCCGCAGCATACAGCATTTTATAATGTGCTTGTCCGGTAGTCATCTTAGTTAATAAAATGTGCGATATAAAATGTTCCCTTGCAGTCAACGATACAATATTTTCGGCAGTATCTGTTCCTCCAATGCTGCGAGGTATAATATGATGATTTTCAAAATACCCAGTTAGTGCAGGTCGATGTTGCGCAGTTTGTATGATGCTACAGTACCACTTGTAATATTTGTTTTCAATAAACACGGTGTCTCCTTAGTACATCTATTTATCTTTTTTACTAACAAATGTGGGCTAGTATTCTTCAAAAAAATGGCAATCGAGACTTTTTTGTGGTTTCGAGGTTGTCTTTGATAATAGCAGAAATCATACTGCGTTCACTGCTGCTGAGTGCCAGAACTTGATCGTATGTGATACCGCCTCGCATGTACCAAGACATTTTTAAACTTTCTCGCCGAATACTTTCGGCCTCCTTTTCCATGTTGTCTACCAGCGCTGAGATTTGCTCAGCATCTGAGGTCAGGAGGCGGATGCGAAAAAACTTGTCATGTCCAGAGTCAAAGGCTGTTGGTACTCGTGATCACACTCGTTGCAGCGCATGCTAAGAGGCTTGATTTCAGATGCCAGTCTCAAATTAATCACATGATCTCTAATGGTATTGAACAAGGCTCGATCGCAGTTTTTCAAAAAGTCTTCAATGAACTCTGGCTCTCCCACAATGGCCTGTGGAGTTCGTATGCTCTGAATACTCCATTTCAGCGAACGCACAGTGAGTTCGGTTATCTTTTGCAGCACCTGATGCATTCTGGTAACTTTTTCATTGTCGGGCAAGTCGCTGGCTGGCAGCATCTGCATGATCTTTTGTTCTTCAAATTGTTCTTGATTGGTTTCGTTCTGTGTTCTATAAGACACTGGCTGAAATGTAATAACAAGATCACCGTGAGTAACAGGAGTGATAAAGTCAGCACTACGCAGTTGATCTAGTACATTTCTTAGATCAATTACATATTCAGATTCTGTTTCGCAATTGGGGCACTTGCTGCCAATTTCTAGATCATGCCCGTAGCTAGCAATTCTAATGGCAGTAAGAATAGCATTGATATCTGGTCCCGGGGCTGCCCATGCGTTCTTGATGCTGGGCACACAGCTCTGAATCACATTGATCACAGCTTGTCCGTTGAACAGAGCGTCTGGCGTGCGATAGGTAATTTCGTCAATAGCAGTCATGGGCAACACTGGCAGTTCGCCATTGGCAGGCATTTCCAAACTGCCTGCAGGCCAATGGGCACCCCCAGACGGCAATCTCAAGTAGATGGCAGGTTGTCTGAAATACTGGCGTAATGGGTTAGCAGATTGGGTCATGTGGCACCTATAAATATAGTTCTACTTATGGGTAAAAACACATGGCTGATATAAATCGCGAATTAGAAGAACTTGCACAACTCACGCAAACCGTCAATGATGAGATGCGGAAGTACGGGCAAGTCACCCGCCAAACAGCTGACGATCTCAAAGACGCTGAAATGAAGGGCAAGTATGGCATAGAAAACTTTACTAAAGCAACTGAAAAAGGCGCTGAAGGAGTAGCTGCACTAGGCCGCGCAGGCGGCGAAGCAGCCAAGGCCATGTTTCAAGGCAAAAAAGGTGCAGCAGCATTTAACGGATCAGTAGACGAACTCACCAAAGCTGCGCAGGCAGCATCCATAGCATTGGCATTGATGATACCCGGTGGAATACTGTTCAAAGCGTTGGCTGCAGGGGTGACTGCTGCAATTGGTGCATTAGGCAACTATACCAAAGCTGCCAACGAAATGGGCGACAAGCTGTACAAAGGTTATCAAGGTCTAGCTGAATCGGGCGCTGCTGCTAGAGACGGCATGAATGGACTGTTTGAAGATGCCAAAAAGCTGGGTCTCAGCATGGACGAGCTTGGTCAGTATACTGAATTGATTGCTGCCAATGCCAAAGATCTTGCTCTGTTCTCAGGCACTGTGTTTGAAGGTCGTCAGAAATTTGCAGACACAGTCAAAGCAATGGAGCCGTTCAAGCAATCCTTGATGAACTCAGGCTTGACTCAAGATCAAATCAATGCTGGTGCAATGCAATACCTGCGTTTGCAAACACGTATTGGAGCAAGCCAAACCAAAACTACAGCAGAGCTTGGAGCCAGTGCTGCCAAATACATGTTGGAAATGGATGCACTGACCAAGATCACTGGTGTAAATCGCAAAGAACAAGAAGATATCATGGAAGCAGCTCGCAGTGAGCAACGTTTCCGCGCCAAGCTAGATGCCATGCGAGCATCAGGTGATGAAAAGCAAATTGAAGCTGCTGGTCGATTGGAAAAAGCCAACATATATTTGTCATCGCAGAGCAAGGAAACTGGACAAGCATTCCGTGACATACAGTCAGGTGCAATCACAACAGAAGCAGCACAAAAAGGTTTGATCAGCAGCCAAGGCGAGTTAATGCGTAGTTCTGAAAAATTGCGCAACGGACAGATAACTGAATTGCAGTTGGTAAACAATGTTGGCAAGTCCATGGGCGCTTTTTCCAAGTCCATGAACATGTCAGCACAGTTGGGTGTGTATAACGATTTTGCGATTGATTATGCTCAGACACAACAACTTGCTATGTTTGCACAAAAAGATCTAACTGAACAACAACGTCTAGCAGAAGAAGAACTCAAGAAACAAGGTGGCAAAGGTGGCAAAGCAGCTGACGCTTTGGTACAGCAACAGACTGAACTTCGTATACAACAACAAAAAGCCAACGAAGTAACTGAACGTTTTGTTAAAGCAGGTATTGGTCCTGCAACTGATGCTATGATAGTGCTGGCCAAAGCGACAACCGCTGGTACAGAGAGTCTCAACAAGTTGTTTGGCATCAACCAACCCACTAAAGGTCCAACTGAAGCTGATAAGGCTGCTAAAGCCGCATCTGAAGCTGCTAGATCTGCAGAAAAAACAGCACAAGCAGTAGTTGCAGATAAAAAAACTACTCGAGAACAAAAAGTATCAGCATCACAAGAAGCATGGAAAGCACAACAGGCTGAGCGCAATGCTGCACAAGGTATGCCAGTGCCTAAGGCACCCAAAGAGAAAACGTCTGCACCCGCACCAGCAGCACCTGCGTCAGCAGCGCCAACAAAAGCAGCGCCAACAAAAGCAGCGCCAACAAAAGCAGCATCAACTTCAGCACCGTCATCAACCCTTAGCTCGAATACACGATCAGCTAGCCCAGTAACACAAACGCCAGGCTTAGCCGCAGGAGAACCAGACGGAGTACCTCCAGTCAAAGTCCCAAGCGGCAACGGCTCTCTCAAATTGGGTCCAGACGCAGACGTTTCTGGTGTTATGCCGGAAATGATGTCAAGACTAGAACAATTTGCACAATTATCTGGTAAATCAGTAAATCTAAACAGTGCTTATAGATCTGATCAGAAGCAGGCAGAACTATGGGTTAGAGGTAATATACTTAATGAGCCAGGTATCCATATGCCTGCTGCTCCTAAAGATGATCAAGAAATAACCTACAAAGGCAAAACTTATCAAGTCAAAGGATCAGGCAAAGGTAGTTTACATGGTGTTGGTAACGCAGTAGATATCAGTGTAGCAGGCATGGGAAAAAGCAAAGGACCAATGGATGACTTGTTGGCTAATGCTGGACTCTTTCGTCCTTTTATCCAAAAAGATCATCCTCATGTGCAAATGATGGCCGAAGGTGGTATTGTACAACCTACTCCCGGCGGAACTCCGGCTATCATCGGCGAAGGCGGCCGTGCCGAAGCCGTGATACCATTAAAGAACGGTTCTGTGCCTGTTAGTCTAAACATGGCCGAGTCGCTGGCTGGGCTAAGTGATAATATTGCCGAACAACTGAAAGAAATCAAAGATCAAAGCACAACGGAAAATGACACAGCCCTGCAACAAGTAACAAGTGAATTCAAATCTGCAATGGCACAAATGAGTCAGCAGCTGGCTGGCCTTGCACAAACACAAAACACTGACAGCATGTCTGGGGTAGTAGCACTGCTGCAAGACTTGGTAAGTGCCACCAAAAACGGTGTAGACGTACAGCAAAAGATACTTGCAAGCAACTACTAACACGGTAAATAACTCACTATGGCAGAACAACACGGTTGGAAAAAGTATTTTAAAGTGGCAGACACGTCTGGCCAACTGAGTCCCATTTCGGGCAAAAATCAGTTTGGGTTATCGGGCTACGCCAAAAACGATGGCAACAACTCAGCAGCGCAAGCAGATTTTGTGTTCCGCAACTATGCGTCGAGACTGCCAGAAGTGTATTCAGGTCACCCCAACCGTATTGAGCGCTACAATCAATACGAAAACATGGACATGGATTCAGAAATCAATGCCTGCTTGGACATCATTGCTGAATTCTCCACACAACCCAACCAGTCAAATGGCACACCGTTTGAAGTAGACTACAAAGACAAGCCCACTGATCACGAAGTGGACATTATCCGTAAACAACTGCAACAGTGGGTCAAGCTCAACAAGTTGGATCAGCGTATTTTCAAACTGTTCCGTAACTGTATCAAGTATGGTGATCAGATTTTTGTGCGTGATCCTGAAACGTTTGAAATGTACTGGGTAGACATGAGCAAGCTGGCTCGAGTTATTGTGAACGAATCAGAAGGCAAGCGCCCTGAGCAGTATGTAATTCGTGACATCAACCCCAACTTTCAGAACCTCAGCGTTGCTGCCAAAACCACAACTGATTACATGACCAATCCTGTAACTGGCAGTGTCAGCGGCAACGCAAACTACACCATGCCCAATGGCGGATCTGGTGGCGGCACATCAAACAGTCGATTTATGCAGGCCATGAATGAAGTTTGTATTGATGCCAAGCACGTGGTTCACATGAGCTTGAACGAAGGCCTGGATGTGTTTTGGCCTTTTGGTCGTAGCGTGCTAGAACAGATCTTCATGGTGTTCAAGCAAAAACAACTGCTAGAAGACAGTATCTTGATCTATCGTGTGCAACGTGCACCGGAACGACGAATCTTCAAGATTGACGTGGGCAATATGCCAAGTCATTTGGCCATGGCATTTGTGGAGCGCGTGAAAAACGAAATGCATCAACGCCGAATTCCTACAGTAACAGGTGGCGGCCAGAACATGATGGACTCCAGCTATAATCCTTTGAGTGTAGGCGAAGATTACTTTTTCCCACAAGGACAAGACGGTCGCGGCAGTTCAGTTGAAACTTTGCCAGGTGGTCAAAACCTGGGTGAAATTGATGACCTGAAGTATTTCAACAACAAAATGGCTCGTGGACTGCGTGT